TCAGATTCCAATCGGAATGACATAGACGCGTCTTTCTTAGCCACAATCGCCAAAAATACCCGCGCATTAACGTGCGCCTACGTAAACAATGTCATACAATGCCTGCAATGCAATACTCACCCGATCAATTGGCTCCTGACGATCTCCAGGAGATTCTCTCAACGCTCACCGACGAAGAGCTTTTACGGTTGCGACGCCGGTTCGAACGCGCACGCAAAGTGCGCCTGGTCGCTCTCCTCACCGACGAGATCCGGCGCCGGGACGAATGAGAAAGAGAAAAAAAGAGTTTTAGTTTGAGTCTGCACGTCCGTATACTATCGTTAGTACTGGTTGTTAACCGTATATCAAGATGCACAAGGAGGCAAATAACAAGAAGACCACCCGGGGCAGGACCGTGAAGACGATCACTCTTCGCATTCCTGCTTGGGGCGCAGAGGAGATTCGGGCCAAGGCGGCAGCGCAGGACAGCACTGTTTCGCGCTATTTTAGGGGGCTGATCAATACTGATTTTATCCAGAGCGGTCTGGGGCCGCTGTTTTAAAAAGACCTGGCCTGTACGTTAATACTCAGTACCAAAATGAAAAATAAAATGAACGATACTATTGAGCAGGATGAACTGCTCACCCTAAAGGAGGTGGCCCAGAGATCCAAGGTCGGGATGCGGCTCATACGTGAAGCAATCGGACGCCGGGAAATCAGGGTCGTGAAATTTACAGGCAAGATTTGGCGGGTCCGCGAAAGCGAGCGCCAAGCTTGGATTGAACGCAAAAGCAAAGGAGCAATTCGATGAACGGCGATACCAACGGTACAACTACTGTCGTCGAGATGCCGCAGGAAGAAGCTAACCCGTTCGCGCAGCGCGCGGCGGCGACTGAAGCTACCAAGCCAAAGAAAGTCAGCTTGCTTTCGAAAATTACGCGCCAGAAACGGCGCCGGCCGGTCTTTGCGGTGGTCTATGGGCCGCCCGGGGTCGGTAAAAGTACCTTCGGTGCATCTATGCCCGAACCGATCTTTATCCCGTGCGAACGCGGATTGGATCAGATTACGGTCGACAAGTTTCCTGCACCAGGAACGCTCGCCGAATTTGGCTCTTATCTCAAAGCCATCGACGAGGAGACTGAAGATTATCAGTCGGTAGTGATCGATACGGGCGACGCCCTGGAACTTCTGATAACGGATGCCGTTTGCGAGGAGGGCAAGGTTAAATCATTGGAAGAGTTTGGGGGCGGCTACGGCAAAGGAGCAGCTCGGGCTAAGGAGTATTGGGCGCGGCTCTTAACGCGGCTCACCAAGATGAGCGAGAAGCGCAATATCCTGCTGATCTGCCATTCGCACCTGCGCACGGTCAACGATCCGATGTTGCAGGCTGCCTATGACGTTTATGAGATGAAGATTGCGCCCAAGAGCGCGGAACTGATCCGGCAATCGGTGGATCTGATTCTTTTTGCGCGGATGGCCACCACCGTAACCAAGGAAACGCAGAAGGCTCGCAAAGGACGGGCTCTGGTTTCGGGTGATCGGGAAATGTACACCCAGCCGACTACAGGACTGGAAAGCAAGAACCGCTTCGATCTGGAAAGCCCGATGGAATTCAGCTGGGAAGCGTTAAATGAGGGCATTGAAAAGTTCTATTCAAAGTAAAACTTATGGACAGCTATAAATTTGGCGGCGGCGAAGAGCGCAAAGCTTTTGGACCACTGGCACCTGGAGATTACCAGTTTACGGTCACCGAGTGCGGTGAACCCTACCAGAAAAACAATGGCAACTGGGTCTTACAGGCGCGGCTTTCAATTCAGCCCGGGGGCGAGACGGTGTTTGCTACACCATGGAGCGGTCGGGACAAGAACGGCGAGGAACGGGACGGGATCGGCGATTTCCTCTTAAGCGTCAACCGCGCGCCTGAGCTCGGCGACGAACCAGAGTGGCGCAAGATAGCAGGCGCACGCGGCAAGTGCCGGATCAAGGTTGAGATAGCGCAGCAAGGCGCTTTAGCTGGTCGCGAAGTCAACAAGGTGGCTTTCTTCCATCGGCCTCGCCAAGTCGGGCCACAGGCAGAACAGGAAGTGAGCAAGGACGAGTTCGCACGCGCACGCAAAGAAGCTGCGCAGCGAGCCGGCGCACCCAGTGATCTTGAACCTAACGATATTCCCTTCTGACGATGAACGCAGAACAAGAAAAATCATTGTTGCAATCTTTGGATCGAATTGCGAATGCGCTGGAACGGATTGTGTTGGCTATTGGACCAGGCGATCGTGGTCGAAACAGCGTCACCATACTCGATCAGTTGTGTGCCATAGCTGATGACACTAGGGAGGTCGCCAGTCATGGATAGCACTAAAACCCAACAAGCCGACGACAGGCGCGGACTGCCGCATGCTTCAATCTGGCGGCGCTTAGAGCTCTGTAACGCATCTTGGGCGCTCGAGCAGGAAGCACATCGTCTCGGCCAAGTGGCACACAAGCGCTCGCCGGAAGCCGACCGTGGCGACCGAATCCATGCTCGCATGGCCGGCGCGCAAGTGGAGTTGGATCAGGCCGAAGAAACGACTGCCGTTTTCCTGCGCGAACGAGCGGAGGAACAGGTGCAAAGGATCTTTGGGACCAAGGACATTCCGTCGATTACTGAGCGGCGCCTGTGGCTGGACTACGACGGAAAGAAGGCACTCAGTGGCCGGTTCGATGTTGTCTATTTCACCGAGAAACTGGCACTGGTAATCGACTATAAAACGGGCTGGCTTGAGCCGGACCCGGCTGACACCAATAGCCAACTCAAAGTGCTGGCGGTACTGATTGGTATTGCACTTCCGACCGTTGAGGAGATCGTTGTGCAGATCGTTTCTGGGCCTTACGGAGTCACTGAGGCGCGCTATAATCTTGAGACACTGAGCCAGGCGTATCGGGAGATTGTCGCCACCTTGCGAGCGATCCGTAACCCGAATGCTGCGTTTAGCCCGTCAGTGGAGGCGTGCCATTATTGTCCTGCTGCCAGCATTTGCCGAGCGGTCAAAGACATTGCGCCGGCAAATCCAGCACTGGCGCGTGAGCAGTATGACCAGTTACCCGATGGCGAAGCTGCAAAGAGCCTGCTTGATGGGATCGAAGTCCTAGAGCGCCGTATTGAACAGATAAAGGCCTATTACGCCGAGCGCATGGAAGCCGACCCGACCTACCAGGTGCCAGGCTGGAACATGGTGCCCGGACCGCAGCGGCGCACCGTGGAGGACTGGAAACGGGCTAAGGCGCGCCTGGAAGAGTTTGTTCCTCCGGCTGACTTAGAGGCACTGGCCAACTACTCAATTCCGGCGGTTGAGAAGTGCGTCGCCAAGGCGCTGAAGCTCAAAGCCAAGGAGGCTGGGGCCAAACTGGCCGAGATCCTGGGCGAATTGCTGCAGGTTAAACCGGGCAATTTGTGCCTGAAACGGGTTAAGGGGGAGGCGAAGCTAGTTAGTCTGGAGGTGGGATAAGTGTGTTGTATTATGATATAACAAAAGCAAAGAAAGTATAAAATACAAATGCGTACAATTAAAATTACAGTCGAAGGCGTTTCAGCACTAGGTTTCAGCAAACATTATGAGGTGCCCAAATTAGAGAAGGAATCACCAGCGGATTATGAGGAAAGAACCTGGCGCAACCGCTTACATACGGACAAGGAAGGGCAGGTCATCATTACAGCGATGATGTGGAAAAATATGCTTCGCGATGTAGGTCAATTTCTCAGTGAAAAAATACCGAGTAAAAATAACGCAACCTATACAAAACATTTTAAGAGTGGAATTCTCGTTACTGAGCATAGCCCGTTAGGCATAGCCGCAAATGATGTACAGTTCGAACGTCTTTTCGTTCCATCGGATGGCGTAACTGGAAGTGGGAAAAGAGTATGGAAAAATTTCCCGATTCTACATCAATGGAAAGCGGAATTTGTAGCTTATATTCTTGATGAGACAATTACCAGAGAGGTTTTTGAACGCCATGTCGAGCAAGCCGGAAAGTTTATCGGGATCGGTTTTTTCAGACCAGCGCGCGGTGGAGTCAAAGGAAGATTCAAAGTTCTTAAATTTGAATGGATCAAATGAAAAACGAATCTGATCAGCTCGCAAAAACGCCGGAAGTGCTTAAGCCGCCGTTTAAAAGATCGGTGGAAAGCGAACGATTGGAAAACTATCTGGCTGAATTAGAAATTGGGCGTGTTGTCAGCTATGATGAAATTGAAAAGCTCATCGATGAAGACCCGCAAAGAGGTGCAGGTTATTCAATCGTGCGCGGCGTTCGGGAACGCTTAATTAAGCAAAGCTCTGCGGTCTGGTTTGTATTGCCTGGAGTAGGTTTGAAACGAGCATCGACTGAAGAGATTCTTGAGATCGGTGATAGTGGTCTTCAATCAGTGAAACGAAAGACCGTCAGAACCGGTCGCGTGGTTGGGGCTGCGACGTCTGATTATTCGCAATTAGATAATGAAGGAAAGAGAGAATTTAACTTTCTTATGTCGGTTGTCGGTGCGCTCGGGCAATTCTTTACCCGTTCGAATCAAAAACAAGTCAAGAACGTAGTTAGTGATTCAGCAACCGTGATCGAATCGACAACGGTCCTGAAAATGTTTAGTGGCGAGAAATGATTTCTGAACTTTCGCCAGTCCCGTCCAGTTGGGTCCCGTCCCATCGGATCCCGTCCAGTTGGGTCCCGTCCAGTTGGGTCCCGTCCCATCGGATCCCGTCGCGTTGGGTCCCGTCGTGTTGGGTCATATCAAGTTTGGTCCGGTCACGTCGCGTCACGTACTCCGCTGCTTTGCGACAAGCAAGGCGGCGACAACGTGGCGTGCCTTTTCATGTCATGTTTGGTCCGGTTTCCTCAAGCCTGGTTGCGCTAAGTTCTGTCGGGTCACGTCACGTCCGAGCAAGTCAGCTCATGTCACGTCGCGTTACGTCATATCCCGTCGCCTCAAGTCTGATCTCGTCAAGTTATGTCATATCAAGTCGCCTTACCCCACTTCGCTGGAGAACTTTAAATGATTGAACATATTTTTGGTATTGTTTCGCTGATTCTCTTTGTCTGGTCCGGCGTCCTGGTCTGGGCCACGTGGCAGATCGGGTGCATGGTGCGATCGTTGGCCGAGGAACGGCGCGAGCTGCGCCGGTGGAAGCGGCTAGCGGCCATTTACGAGCGGCAACGCCAACCCTGGCAATAGCGGAGCACTTATGGGCATCAAGTGGACGGACCTAAGCGACTATCAGCAGAGCCTGGCCGAGGCGCCGGCGACCCCGCGTGCGCAGATCCTGCGTGTCGGCAGTAAAGATGAGCCCGAAGCCGTCGAGCAAGCCAATTTCGCGCTAGCCTGCAAGGCACGCGGCTGGCGCTGCGTCTGGCACCGGACCGATAAGCGTTCCACTGCCAACCGCGGGTGTCCTGACTTCATCGTCGGGGCGCGAGGCATCACCTGGTGGATTGAGTTCAAACGGCCCGGCGAAACCTTGAGGCCCGATCAGGCGGCATTCAGAAAAGAACTCGCTGCAAACGGCATCACCATGCATGTCGTAAACAGTGCGGCCGAAGCGGTCGCCCTTATCGAGCGATGACCCAGCGCAAACTCCAGCCCTACCAAGTCGTGCTAATTCGCCAGATGCGCCGGGAAGGGTTCTCGCGTCCGTTCATGTGCCGGCTTTTCAGGGTCAGCAAAAACGTGATTCACCAGTTGCTGGCTCGCTCGACTTACAAGGACATTCGATGATCCAGCTCTTTCTCATTCTCTGGTTTGTGGCCACCGTGCTGGCCATGGTGCGCTTTCTGACCAAATGAGCCCCGACCAACTCACTCCCGAAGAGGCCGGCTACCTCTTGCCCAAACTGCGCGATGACCTGGAATATTACCGGAGCCTGGCGGGTAACACCCGGTGCAGCCCCAAGAACCTCGGCACGTACCGGCTGGTGGAAAACCTGTGGGTAAAACTAACCAGAATTCAAGCGAGCGAGCCTGGAGAATAAAAGTTAATAAAAGAATACGAAAGTACTTAAGTGGTGTCGTTGGCATCCGTTAATAGTAAGTATGAACGATACTTCAGAACTGATTGAAAAACTTTTAGCCAGCGACGCCGATTATAAGGCGTTTGTTAAAACAACCAAGTCTTACCAGCTCGCCGCCGAGGGGGTGCGCGAGTCGAACCCAAGCCAACCTGTAAAACCCTAAATGAGCATCTCAACCTACATCGGCAACCTGGGTAAGGACCAACGTGCGATCTATCGCTGCCTCCAGGAGCATAAAAGCTGGTACCCTGGCTGCGATTGGATCTGGGGCAACCGCTCCAAAACCATCCGGCTCCTGGACAGCTTGGTGCGACGTGGATACGTCCGCAAAGAGCAATACACCTACACCGGAATCATGGGCGTTGAAATGTTGAACACCCGCTACACCCTATTGGAGGATAAACCCAAACTGGCCCCAGGCGTCACCCAGGAAATGAACGATTACGAAATAGTTCCTAACAAAGCCGAGCGCTGCTGGGATCTGTACTATAACGAAGACTGGCAATCGAGTTGGGATTCACTCGCCCAAGCCGAAAATGAACGCACGAGACTAGAGGTTCTAGATGAAGCGGCCTACAGGCAATCGTTAGAGAACAAATGAATACTTTCCTATCCTTAGCCGCTGAAGGTCGCGATTACGCTGCGGCCCTTTGCCGACATTCAATCGATCCAGTGCGGGCCCTGCGTCTGATGGACGACGCCGGTCAGCGCGAGGCGCTGCAAAGCTACATCGACAGCCTGCTACCGCCTCCGGTACCGGGTGCCAAACCGGTCAAACTGGATAAGGTCGCCGCTCAGATCCTGCGCTGCCGGCAAGCTACCCGGACGATTAAAAATGTGAGGTTCATATGAAGATGATCTCCTGCACAAAGTGCCAGAGCCCCGTCCGTCTGTTGTCGATCCGCGGACTGGTCTACGAAGATTGCGAATCGTGCGGCAAACGCAAATTGCGCTCGGTGCGTTCTACGTTTACAATTACTGCCAATGAACGACGCTGATCTGGACAAGCCAGCCACCAAACGCGACCTGCGCGACGCAATTGGCGAGCTCAAAATTTATGTGGTCCAACGCGAGTTGGCAGCCTTGCGATGGATTGTCGGCATTCAGGTCGCTTACTTTGCTATTACGCTCTCGGCTGTCTGGTTCCTTGTCTCGGCCCTGAATAATCAGGTTTTACGCGAACTGGCACAGATCAGCGCCCGATTGCCCAAATAGCCCTCCGGAACGCGTCAGGATTGCCCAGGAGCGCTTTTTGGTCGGCAACCAATACCAACAAAGCGCTTGCCAAAGCAAAAGCCTCAGGAATAGAATCCCTGAGGCTTTTTTCTCGCTCGGAAAGGATTTTGGCGCATGAACTCAAGACCCTCTCGATTGCCCGTATTTTCCCCAGAACGTTCTCCGTGTCAAGCCGGTTGGTACTGAATACCAATTCTCCTACCAAGGCCCGCGCAATTCATGGAGGAACCCGACTCTCTTTGGCCGCCGACGCCGAAAGATAAAGCTATTGGCTGGCCAGTTGATAGCCGGCCGCCGCTCGCCGCTGAGCTTTGTGTTCTTAGCCTGATCCGCAAACTCGATATCCTTGCCTTTCACATGGCCGGCCTGCTTGGCACCTTGAAAATTGCCACCCACAAAGGCGCCCCAAGCTGGATCATTACCGACCGAGCCGCCCTGAGCGCTGAAGCACGGCGCATGGATGGCACCTTGTGGGACGGCAACAAAAAAAGCCTGGCTTTAGCCGGAAGTAAAAAGAACGCACCCGTCGGCCTAGTCACTTTTAACGCGGACCTTGATCGACTCAAAAACATCGTGCTGGTCGAAGGTGCGCCCGATTATTTCGCAGCATTGGCCTTGGCTATCGACTCCATCACCGGGTTCAGACCCGCAGCCGTGCTGGGCGCCGGCTGCCCGATAACGACTGACCCGGGCAGAGAGTTTGGCGTTCCGGGAAGCGAATTCGCCGAGGCGCGCGTGCTCATTATCCCACACAATGACCCGGCCGGAGTTTCTGCCGCCGGTCAATGGAGCCGCCAACTCTACAGCCTCGGTGCCGCCCGAGTCCGGGTCCAGGCGCTCCCGGAGTCTTACAAGGATTTAAACGAATTCGTTTCCGCTCCCAATGAAGATCACTCCACTATTTTACAATGGCTCCAAGCGTAATGCCTCCCTCAGAGCCCGGTCCCGGTGAACCCTGGGATATGTCACTGCAACACAGCATCCTGAGTGCTCAGGAGCTTGATTCTTTAGCGGTTAACCCGCGCCCGATTCTGATTGACCCTTGGGCGCGTCAGGGCGACCTGGGCTTTATATTCGCCCAAAGAGGCGTCGGCAAAACCTGGATCGGCATCCATATCGCCCATTGCCTAGCCGGTACCAAGGATTTCGGTCCCTGGAAAGTTCCTTCCCAAATTAACCGGGTCCTCTACATGGACGGCGAAATGCCTGTCCAGGATGTTCAGTACCGCAACCACATCTTGGGCGGTGCTACAGCAAACCTCTTTTATCTCTCGCACGAGATCCTCTTTGATCGCTCCAGTCGAATTTTGAACCTTTCCAATGCCGAACTCCAGGATGCCGTAATCAAGTTCTGTAAGAAGGAATCCTTCTCAATCCTCATTCTCGATAACCTCTCCACCTTGGTGAGTGGTATTGACGAAAATAATGCCATCGACTGGGAAAAAATCCTGCCTTGGCTCTTACGCCTGCGCCGCGCCCATATCACCGTCATCTTTATCCATCATGCCGGGCGCGGCGGCCAGATGCGCGGCCATTCCAAACGCGAAGACCCCAGCGCTTGGATCATCAACCTCAAAATGCCAAAAAATGATCCCGAACACCAAATCAACGGCGCCCATTTCATCACTTCATTTGAAAAATACCGCAATGCACCCGCCCGCCCAAACGATCTGGAATGGATTTTTACCCCATTGGCTAACGGCTCCGAAATCCTCGTCCGATTCGATGAGTGCAACCCTATGGACGTTTTTTTGGAGCTGGTCAAAGCCGGTGTAAGCCAGTGCGCCGATATCGCCGAAGAGATGCAAATCTCAGCCGCAACCGTGTCTCGTTTAGCCAAAAAAGCAGAAAATTCCGGCCTTATTACGATTAACGGTAGAAAATATTCCATAAATGATTCACAGCAAAAAGGTTATACGCCGTACAATGATTGAAAATTCTCATTTCACACCTTCACTTTTCATTTCATGTTTCATTTCATCCTTTTGTGAAACGAAAACTGAAATGAAACCATTTCACCCTACGAGCCGATGAAATGAGAATGAAACGACTATGAAATGAGCTTCCCCATTTCACCCCCTATAGATGAGGGGGTGGTGAAATGGGGCTACAAAACTGCCCCGTTTCAGGTCTCATTTCAGGCTCGCCATCGTTGGTTCTCAGTGCTAAGAATAAATCTCAAAAATGCCTAAAGCCGCCCTCGCCCCAGAGCCGCTCCAGGCTCACGGTTCTCCCAACCATCGCCACCAGGCCATTAACGCCATGGTGCTCCTTTACGATGCATTGCAAACCGATAGGGAAAAAGGCGCCATCATGGAACTCTATGTCACCTTCGCCTGGCGCGTCTGGGTCATGAACGTCGAAACCTTTATCGCCAAATTTAACGCCGCCCAAAACCACCATGGCCACCCAGCAGCATAACGTCGAACTGCTGCCGATTGTCGATCTGGTCCCCTACGCCAACAACCCGCGCACTCATCCGAGCGCAAACGTTGCCAAGCTTGCCGAGTCCTTAAAGCAATACGGCTGGACCAACCCGGTACTTATCACCGATACCAAAGAGATCATCGCCGGCCACGGCCGCGTATTGGCCGCCAATAAGCTTGGGCTATCTGCAGCGCCTTGTATTCGGCTCAGCCATCTGACGCCCGAACAGGTCAAAGCTTACCGGCTGGCAGATAACCGACTGGGCTTGGACAGTGACTGGGACGATGAATTGCTTCGTATTGAATTGGCCGATCTCGATCTCGATTCGGTCCTGACCGGCTTTGACGAGGCTGAGCTTGACCGGATCTTAAACGGTAACGCTGCCCAAGAAGGCGAGGACGATGCGCCAGAACTGCAACAAACCCCAGTATCAAAGCTTGGCGATATCTGGGCGCTCGGAGCGCACCGCTTGCTCTGCGGCGACGCTACTGATGCTCAAGCCGTGTCGCAGTTGCTCGTCGGCGTCTCGCCTAACTTGATGGTGACCGATCCACCTTACGGCGTCGATTACGATCCCGATTGGCGTAATCGGGCTGACCGGGCAAACGGTAAGTCCTATGGCGCGAGCGCCATAGGCTTAGTCCAAAACGATACCCGCACAGATTGGTCTGATGCTTGGCGCTTGTTCCCAGGCGATGTCGTGTACGCATGGCACCCGGCGGGTGCATTGCAAGTTGACCATTACAACGCTCTCGTAACTGCTGGGTTCCAAGTGCGAATGCAGATTATTTGGGCTAAATCGCATTTCCCGATCGGTCGAGGAAATTATCATGTCCAACATGAGCCTTGTTGGTATGCGGTTCGTAATAAGGCTCATTGGCGCGG